AGATCAATATGGTAATTCACTTGTAGAAGAGTCATTAGAAGCTTTAGATAGACAATTTGAAGAATGGAAAAAAGATCTATCTCCAGAAGACTACCAGTTAAGAATATCTCAGCATCCTAGAAACATTGAAGAAGCCTTTGCACATAGATCAGTATCTATATTTCCACCACATCTTGTAGCAGCACAACAAAGAAGAATAACTGAGAAAGAATATGCATATGAATTCCTAGATATTTTCTATGATGAGAATGGAAAACCTGCAGTAAAGGAAACTAGTAAATTACCTATTATGCAATTTCCTGTATCTAAGAAATTAGAAGATAAAACAGGAACTCTTGTTGTATGGGAAAGGCCAATTAAAGATCCTACATTTGGACAGTATTATGCATCTATTGACCCTGTCTCAGAGGGAAAGACAACTACCTCAGAATCATTATGTTCTATCTATGTAATGAAAGCTCCAATTCAAGTAACTAAACATTCAGGTACTGAATCAGAGACATATATAGAACAAGATAAGATAGTAGCTGCATGGTGTGGTAGGTTTGATGATATTAATAAAACTCACCAGAGATTAGAATTAATAATAGAATGGTATAATGCATGGGCACTTATAGAAAGTAACGTGTCTTTATTTATACAATATATGATATCTAAAAAGAAGCAAAGATATCTTGTACCAAAAGGACAGATAATGTTCTTAAAAGATCTTGGTGCAAATACTAATGTTTACCAAGAGTATGGCTGGAGAAATACCGGCACATTATTTAAAGGACATTTATTAAGTTATGTTATTGAATATTGCAAAGAAGAATTAGATGTTCAAACAAAACCTGATGGTACAATAGTAAGAACTAAATATGGAATAGAAAGAATTCCAGATCCTATGTTAATCAAAGAAATGCAAGAATATGCAGATGGAGTTAACGTGGATAGACTTGTAGCATTTACAGCATTAGTTGCATTCATGAGAGTTCAACAATCAAATAGAGGATATGCAATAAGAACCATTATGGATGATGCTGCTAAAAACTTGCAAAAGTCAGAAAATTTGTTTAAATTAAATAGTAGTCCATTTAGGCATATTGGTGGACGCAGTAACTTAATTAATGGTCAGACTTTTAAAAAATCAGCATTTAAAAATATAAAGTAACTATGCAAGTATATAACGCATTACAGTTAAAAAATGGAGCAAAAGCTGAAAACAGTAGAATGGGTACTGTTACTCAGCCATTGCAATTTTTACCTAAAAAGGAAAAAGATGAAGCATGGGCTGCTTGGAATCTAGATTGGGTAGAGTGGCAAGGATTAAAACAAATCCGTAGAAATGCCAGAAGATTAATGAAAAACTACAAACTTGCAAAAGGTATTATAGATAAGTCAGACTATATTGTAGAAGAGAATAATGAATATAGAGATATAGTAGATTTACTTACAAAAGAAGATGCCTCTGCACTGGAATTAAAATTCTATCCCATTATTCCAAATGTTATTAATGTTCTTGTAGCTGAATTTGCTAAAAGATCCACCAAGCTTACATATAGAGCAGTGGATGAGTTCTCATATAATGAGATGATGGAGCAAAAAAGAAAAATGGTAGAAGATGTTTTGTTAGAAGATGCTAAAATGAAAATTTCATCTGCACTAATGGATCAAGGATTAGATCCAGCATCTGAAGAATTTATGCAAGAAACATCTGATGAAAAATTAAAAACTCTTCCTGAAATAGAAATGTACTTCAAGAAAGATTACAGATCAATGATTGAAGAGTGGGCTTCTCATCAACATAAAGTAGATGTAGAAAGATTTAAAATGGATGAGTTAGAAGAAAGAGCTTTCCGTGATATGCTTATTACAGATAGAGAGTTCTGGCATTTTAGAATGATGGAGGATGACTATGAGGTAGAACTTTGGAATCCTGCAATTACTTTCTATCATAAATCTCCAGATGCTAGATATATATCACAAGCTAACTGGGTTGGTAAAACAGATATGATGACTCCATCTGATGTAATAGACAAGTTTGGCTATTTAATGGATGAAGAACAGCTAAAAGCTTTAGAAGCAATTTATCCTATTAGATCTGCAGGTTACACAAATGGTGGTTATCAAAATGATGGATCATTCTATGATGCTACAAAGTCACATGACTGGAATACTAATATGCCTTCTCTTGCATATAGACAATATACTACAGCAATGGCTAATGCAGTTTCTAATGGTGGAGATATTATTGCACAGATACTTTCTGAAGGAGAAGATTATTATGACCAAGGTATTGCATACTTACTTAGGGTAACTACAATATATTGGAAATCACAAAGAAAAGTTGGCCATTTAATTTCTATAGATGACAATGGTGAAGTAAAAATGGATATAGTTGATGAAGACTATGAAACTACCATTAAGCCAATTTATGATACTAGACTAAACAAAAATAAAACTAAAGACAATCTAATCTATGGAGAACATATAGACTGGATTTGGATTAATGAGGTTTGGGGAGGTATTAAAATTGGACCAAATATTCCATCTTTCTGGGGTATGAATAATCCAGGTGGATTTACTCCTATGTATATTGGAATAAATAAAAGTAAACTTGGGCCAATTCCTTTTCAATTTAAAGGAGATAGTACATTATACGGATGTAAGCTTCCTGTAGAGGGTTCTGTATTCTCAGATAGAAATACTAGATCTACAGCTTTACTTGATCTAATGAAGCCATATCAGATTGGATACAATATTGTGAATAACCAGATTGCAGATATTCTTGTAGATGAGCTTGGTACTATTATCATGTTAGATCAGAATACTTTACCTAAACATTCACTTGGTGAAGACTGGGGTAAGGGTAATTATGCTAAGGCTTATGTAGCAATGAAAAATTTCCAGATGTTACCTTTAGATACATCTATTACTAATACTGAAAATGCATTAAACTTCCAACACTTTCAGAAACTAGATCTATCTCAGACAGAAAGATTAATGTCTAGAGTAAATTTAGCCAATCACTTTAAACAACAAGCATATGAAGTAATTGGTGTTAATCCACAAAGAATGGGACAACAGTTATCTCAAATGACAGCTACTGGTGTAGAACAAGCCACTGCAGCGTCTTATGCACAGACAGAGGTATTCTTTATCCAGCACTGTGATTATCTAATGCCTAGGGTACATCAAATGCGCACAGACTTGGCACAATACTATCACTCTACAAAACCATCTTCAAGATTAACTTATATTACTACAGCAGATGAGAAAGTTAATTTTGAAATAAATGGTACAGATCTTTTAATGAGAGATCTAAATATATTCTGTAGTACTACTGCAAACCACAGAGCTGTTCTTGAACAGTTAAAACAAATGGCTATGCAGAATAATACTACAGGAGCATCCATTTTTGATTTAGGTAAGATTGTTCAGTCAGATTCAATTGCACAACTTAATACTGTTCTTAAGTCTTCTGAACAAAAACAACAAGAAGTTAAACAACAAGAGATGCAACAAGCTCAACAAATGCAAGAACAACAAATTAAATCTCAACAAGAAATAGAGAAAATGAAAATTGATTCTGTTGCTGCTGAGAAAGAAAAAGATAGACAAAGAGATATCTTAGTTGCTGAAATTAGAGCTGCAGGTTATGGAGCTATGGGAGATGTTGATCAAAATCAAATGTCAGACTATAGAGATGCAATGAAAGATATTAAAGCAACACAACAATATCAAGCACAAACAGATCTTCAAAAAACAAAAGAAGATAATAGAGTAAGTTCTGATAGAGATAAGATAGCTTTAGAAAGAGAGAAGATAAACATGCAAAGAGAAATAGCTGATAAACAATTGCAAATAGCTCAAGTAAATAAAAATAAGTATGATAAAGGTGGTTCTACAAAATCAAAAGATCAGTCTTAGCTATATAGTGCAAAAATTAATTTTAAAGTGATAAATTTTTCAAGTTTATTGCTTATATTAAATTGTAAACAAAACCAACACATATGGATGAATTAGAAAAAATGCTTGAAAAAGATCAAGTGCAAGATTCTACAAAGGTAGAACAGATAGATGTAAACATTGATGAGATGTTTGGAATGCCAGGAGCAGAAAGTGTAATGCTTCCAGCAGATGAAGAAAAACCCAAGTCTGTATTTTCAAAAGAAAGTGTAGACACAACGTTCCTTGACAAGCCTGCTTCTAAAGAAGAAGTAGCAAAGAAAGAAGAAGTAGAAGAAACTATTGCTGAGTTAGATAGTTTAATTTCTCAAGAAGAAGATACTGGTAATAAAGGAAGACCAAAGGTTGATAAATCAGGTCTTGCTGAGTTAGCATCTAAAATGATTGAGGAAGGAACTCTTATTCCTTTTGATGATGATAAGTCACTAGAGGAGTATACAACAAAAGATTTCCGTGAACTATTTGAAGCAAACTTTCAAGAAAGAGAAAATGCAATTAGAGAAAATACACCAAAAGAATTTTTTCAAGCTTTACCTGAAGAACTTCAAGTTGCTGCTAAATACGTTGCAGATGGTGGTACTGATCTTAAAGGATTGTTTAGAACTCTTGCTTATGTAGAAGAGATGAGAGATCTAGATCCAAATGATGAGAATGATCAGGTAGTAATTGCAAGACAATACTTACATGCAACAAGTTTTGGTACTCCAGAAGAAATTGAGTCAGAAATTGAAGACTGGATGGACATGGGAAGGCTTGAGAAAAAAGCACAACAGTTCAAACCAAAGTTGGATAAGATGCAAGAGTCTATTATTGAAAGACAGTTGGCTGAACAAGAAATCAAAAGAGAGCAACAAGCAGAAGCAGCAAAACAATACCAAGATAATGTATATAACACACTATCAACTGGTGAGCTTGGTGGAATAAAACTTGATAGAAAAGTTCAAGGTTTATTATTTTCAGGATTAGTTCAACCTAACTACCCTTCTATTTCTGGTAAACCTACAAACTTACTTGGACACTTATTAGAGAAGTATCAGTTTGTAGAACCAAGACATGATCTTATTGCAGAAGCACTTTGGTTACTTGCAGATCCAGATGGATATAAATCTAAAATGAAAGATCAAGGATCAAGACAAGCTACAGAGAAAACAGTAAGACAATTAAAAACGGAACAAGGTAGAAGAATAAGTTCATCTGTAGTAGAGCCTGATGAAGCTCCTAGAAGAACACAATCTTCTTCCGTAAAACCACAAAGAACCCTCTCAAGAACTAATATGTTCAAGAGATTTTAATTAAGTAACAAATAAAACAAATATAAAAATGGCAACTCCAATTTTAAACAATGGGATATTCCTAAGAGACACAGCCTACCAAGCGTCATCGCATGTAGACTCTTATCACTTAGTGAATATGTTAAAAGATGCTGAACCTATGGATTTAGGTCCAGTTGATTTATGGGCTATGGCTCAGAAAGTAGAAATGCCGCTTTACCAGCTTTCTAGCTTTGGTGGCAAAAATGTAATTATGGTAGATAATGCTCGTGGAGAGTATAAGTGGCAGACTCCTGTCTCTACAGATCTTCCATATATTATTGAGGATATTGAGCCACTTAATTCTTTTAAAGGAGTAGATGGATCTACCTTTAGAATTAAAATGAGCCGCAGAGAATTTGGACATGGTGATATTGTCACTTATGACAAATACAATGGTGTAGAGATGTACATTACAGATGAGGATATTCTTCCATTAGGTGATGGATTTATCTATACTGTGCAACTTGTAAACAATGACAATACTAAATATTTGGATAACAAGTATTTAGCTAATGGTACAAGAATCTTTAGAAAAGGTTCTGCAAGAGGTGAGTATGGTGAAAGATTCTCTGATATCACTACACAAGCTGGTTTCCGTGAATACTATAACTTTGTTGGTGGTGCAGAAGCTCACGTACATTATTCTATCTCTTCAAGAGCAGACTTAATGATCAAAGGTGGTATGAATGCAGATGGTACAGTTCCTGTAACTGAGATCTGGAGAACATTTGATAAAAATAACCTAGATCCATCTATCACATCTTTAGAAGATATGGTAAAAGTTATGGGTAAAGATGCAGTTAAAAAAGCATTTGACAATGGAGATCTTTCTAGAACTTTCTTGACAAATATGGAAGCTGCTCACTTATCTAAAATTGCTACAGATATTGAGACTTACTTAATGTGGGGACAAGGTGGTAAAGTTAAACAAGATGGTCCAGATGATATCAGACTTTCTGTTGGACTTTGGCAACAGTTGAACAACGCGTTCAAAAGAGTATACAACAAGAATAACTTTACTCTTGACTTATTCCGTGGAGAGATCTATAACTTCTTCAATGGTAAGGTTGAGTTCCAAGGACCAGATCCAAAAAGATCTCTTATTGTACAAACTGGTATGGGTGGTATGCGTATGGTTAATGAGGCTATCAGAACTGAAGCTATTGCATCAGGTTTGTTA